GGGAGGGGGGTGGGGGTGTGGGGGTGGGGTGGGCCCGCCCGAAAAATAAGAAGCGATACAACCTGAAGAGGTATGCAATAATAACATGGGATATTATAAGATATTACTTGACACGATATTTAAAACGAGGCGATTTCTCGCCTCGTTCATGTCTAACTTATTGGGATAAGTTATTCGGTGTTGTCACATTCTTGTCTTGATATTGTTGTTCAGTAATTGGAATACGTTCTCCAAGTAAATCATTACGCAAGTAGTGAGTATAAATACTTTGACCATTGGCATAGTCATACTTGTAATCTTTAAACCACGCACTATCACAAAAGATTTTCTTCGGTTCAACTACTCTTCCAAAATGAGTAATAGCCATATCTCCAAACTTTGCAAACCAATCGTTTTGACAATTTAAAGAGCAAAAATTTCCACCATAATAAAAGCTACTTCTTCTTCTGGTTTGATAACTCTTACTCCCTTTAATGCCACGAATCCTATCTTTAGTTTTGTATTCGTGGCATTTATTTCCCTGACAATATTTCATTAGCCTGAAATTAAAGTTGGGTTGTCATTTATTTCCCACTCTTTACTTGCACATCTATATTGATTTTTACCATTGTCCTTTTCTTCAGTAGCTTGGACATCAACATAAACTTTATAAGGATAACCATGTTTTTTATGCGTTCCCTCATAACACTCATTATCAAGAGTTGCTTTTCTTTCAATTACGCAACCATGTTTGGTTGCATAATATTTAATCCAAAAAATAGATTTAGAAAGTGATGTCATCAACCACCTCGCTATTCTTTTTGGATTTCCATTGTTCAAACTCCTTTTGTTCCTTATCATCATTGTCCAATTCTTTACTAATTGAATTGCCAACAACATCATGAACCTTATTGAGTTCTTGCATTGTATCTAACAACATCACTTTTTTAATGATGTCTATTTTTAGTTTATACATTTGACTTTCTCCTTTATTGTTAAACATGGGATAATATCGCATTATCCCATGTTGAAGTCAAACAAATTATTGTTGTGTTTGTTGTTGGTTGTATTGTAGTCTTGCCTTTATTTTATCCTCTCTTGATACATCTTTATTCTTCATACTTTCAAGATAGTCAGCACAATTCTGTGGATTAAAAATCGCCAAGCCAGTAGAATTACATCTGATTATTTCTGCCTCATCAATCGGACATTTTGCTTTTGCACAAAAATCCAATGCCTCATCAAGATACTTCCAAGATTTTAACCAAACTTTTATCTTACTCACTTGATTTAAAACACCTGATATCCATTTATCATGTGCTTGGATTAATTGTCCTTTTGCTTGTTGCCAAAACATCAACACTTGATATTCTTCTTCCTTACATTTAATTGACCTATCTCGGCAATATTCTCTACCAATTAAATCTAGAACATAATCATTATTCCAGTTTGCTGAAAACGAAGTATGGTTTTCATTACTCCTACTATTTCCAAGTCCAAGATATTTGTCGTTTGCGTCATCAATCTTTGTCCAATGTGGATTTGATTGATTATCTTTTTGCTCAATGTTTATATCAGGATTACACCCCTCTCTATTTTTGAGTTCATCACGATACATGGCATAAGCAAAATCATTTTGCTTTCCACTTTCTTGTCCATTGATATTGCCATTTAATCTAAAGTCAAAATGACTTTCAATAAACTTATCTTGCATAACTGGTCTATCATCATTATCTCTACCCTCTACCTGACCTTGATAACCAAAATGAAAACAACTATCTTTTGCAATAGTGTCCACGTTTTCAAACTTGTCTTGTAAATGATAAGCCATCTTAATATCTTCTGGTGTATAATGTCGGCTTACAATTTGTTCAGCAAGTTCCCATGTTTTATCTTGCAAAGGTTTCATGCGTTCACGCAACTGAAAAAACTTTTCTTTCTCTTGCGTTTCTTCTTGTTCAAGATGACTTCTCATACGATTAGAAATCTTGTTTCTGTACTCTTGATTTAATCTTAACCTAGCCATTGTTTTTTTCCTTTCTGTTAAAAAAATTACTTTATACTCTTGACAGTTAAAGTCAATAGGATTATATAGGATATTAATTCTTGAAGATAAAAACCTTTAGGGTTTGATGATAAAGAATAAAACTTGAACTGCCTGAAATTTGCACTTTTATTTCAGGCAGTAAGAGTGAGAAAGGTTATATGATAATATATGGAAAGCCATTCAGGGAAATTTTTTCCTTTTGGCCAAAATGGTTATGGGCATTAAATATTTTTGCCATCATTTTTGGCTTAGGGATTATATTTTTGCTTTAAGCCTCCAAGCTTGAGCCGGGAT